GGCAGGAAGTCGGCAGAGTTGGATCACATCGTTCTGCGCCGTAGCAGCCGCGATGTTGTAGGTGCCCCACGCGACCTTGACGTTGCCGCCAAAGCCACTGCCATGGACGGGATAACCCGCCGCAGCCTGAGCCGCAGTTACAGTTCCGATAGCCATTGATCGGCCTCCTTACGAAGCGGTTGAGCTGGAGAAGAACCCGGTGACAATGCCGTGATCCTTCGGAGTGGTGCGGTCGCCGTTGCCGGTGCCAAAGCGGAGCTTGTCGATGCCATAGATGGCTTCGATCGCCACACCGCGCTTGTCGCCGTAGTCGAAGGTCTGTTCCTTCGAGGTCCAGCGCTTCGCATAGGCCGCGCCGACTGCCTGCGCACCGCACAGGAAGGCCGGAACAACGGTCGAAGTGCCGCTGTCGCCAACGCCGGTCAGGGTGGAGTAATCGTAGAGGTCGTAATCCTCCTTGATGATCACGCCGTCCCAGAAGAGATCGCCACCCTTGAACAGGCGGTTATTCTCCATCTCCAGCCGCACTTCGCGCTGCGCCTGCGTGATCGTCGAATCGTTCTTCAGATCACGAAAGGCAAGCGGGTGAGCGTAGAGGATGAAGTAGTGCCGGCCGTTCGCTTCAACACGGATGGGGCGAATCTTCGGGTTGGCTTTGTTCAGCGCAATGAACTTCATCTTGCTGATGTTGGCCGCCGTCAGGTTCTCCGCCGCCGTGGCTGCAGTCAGGGTCGCAAGTCCCGCCGACAGATCGCCGGATGATGCCGCGTAGGCGTCGTTACCGAAGAACACGCGATCCGCGTTGTTCGACAGCCACGCATCGAGCGCCGTCTGGTTGCCGGATGCCGCGATGTCGGTCGCGTTCATCAGGATATTCGACGTGCCGTCGCTCATGACGCCAAGCGCCTTGGAAATCAGCCGCTCGGTGTCCTTCAGCGACCAATCCTTCAGCACCGCGCGCCCAGCTTCGCGAAGGCCGATGGCGGAATACTGCTCGTCGATCTCCGCAACACGCACCGCGTTACGGCGCTTGTCCACGGCGAGTTCAAACGAGCGGGACGCCATGTCCTCTTCGTTGCCCTCAAGGACCGCGCGGCCCGTGATGGCATCCTGGGTCAGTTTGTTGACCAGCGCGAAGTTGATCCGGTCGCCCGGCTTCTTCATCAGGTTTTCTTTGACCTGAATGATGGAGTTCTCGTTGGTCCCCATCTCACCGGCATAGCGGTTTTCGGTGAGGTATTCGGTGAAGTACTTGGAATCCCACTGTTCGACAGTGAGACCAGAGGCTACGCGAGTGTCAGCCATTGGTGTCTTTCCTTATGATGCAGGACACCGCGCCCAATAAAAAAGCCGCCCGGAGGCGGCCTGTTATCGAGCAAAGATGTCCTCAAGCGATGGAGGCCCGGACCAAGCCGGACCAGTGCGAGAGCCGACGTTTCGAGCGCCAGCAATGTTCGAGGGCATGACAGGTGCAGGCGTCGCCTGCTGTTGCCCGGGATTGGTCAGGCCATGCTTGGCGAGAATTTCAGCTTCGACCTTGGCCCTGAAGGCTGCGGGGTCGTCACCGATTTCCGCCTGTGCAATCTTGCGCTGATGCCATTGGACGGCCGCCGTGAAGATGTTCGGCGCGCCTGTGACCATTTGATATTCTGCTGGGTCGATCTTCCCGGACTGCACCGCTTCCATGAAAGCCTTGTCGGCTGCCTCGATCTTGTCGTCGCCATATTTCAGGCCCGCGACAAGCTTGGCGTTCTCCATGAGAACACGGTTGACTGCATCGAACCTCGGATTGACCGTCTGCTGCATGGTGTGCTGTGCAGCGGCGTCCGGGTTCTCAAACCAGTCCGGTTTCTGCTGAGGTTCGGGCTTCGGCTTCTGCGCCTCCATGAGCGCGGCAATCCGCCGTTCCCATGCAGCATCGCGATCAGCGATCTCCTGGCGGAGACTTGAAACCTCTTCCGTGTAACGCTTGGTCTTTTGCTTCTCGGCATGAAGGGCTTCATGCGGGACCATCTTCTGGCCCTGCTGCTCTTCCTGCGTCGCATTGTCCTGCTGTTCACCTTCGGCCTGCTGGCCTTCGGCAACCTGCTGCGTCACATCCTCATTGGTCTGTTCGGGCGCGGCTTCACCTTGCCCGGACAAAATGTTGTCCAGCGAATTCATTGGTCATCCTGTTTGTGTGATAGGTCACATACGCCCGTCAGACCGGCGGCGTCCGATGTTGAATGAGGCATCGTCTCAAACGCCCGATAACCGGCGGCGACCCGGATTCCTTATGCGGCGCGAACCGGCTGCTTGGCCTTCTGTTCGCGATTGGCCTGCGCTTCCCGTGCCCCCTGCACGAAATTCACCCGGTCCATGTTGATGTCGTGCGCAGCCTGTATCGGCGCCAGCGCTGTCAGGGTGCGCTTGTGATCCGTCGTGGCCTGCTGCGCGCTGATGTCGCTCGCCGCCTTGGCGATTTGCAGTTCAGGCGGAAGCTCGAATTTGCCCGGCTGCTGCTGTTCAAGCTGGCCCAATTCCTGCGCCCGCGCTACGTTCAGCATCGTCTCCGATTGCGTCTTGTCGATCTTCGATGTCGCATCCTTCAACTGCAACTGGCTCGCAACCTGCTGCTGCTGTGCCCGGCCCTGCTGGGCCTGATCCATCTGCTTCAGGAAGGCTTGCTTGTCCTTCAGGTTCGGCATCGCGCCAACGATCGCGCGGAACGGCAATTCGTTCTGCTGGTCGAACTTCTTCAGCTCAACCAGGGCCTGGAACTGCTCAAGCTGCGGAGTCAGGCTGTCCGGCGCGTCGTCAATGATGATATCGCAATCTAGTTCAGCCAGATTCCCCACAGCACCCGCAATCTTCTGCGCGGCCTGCGGGTTCTGCATGGCGAGCATCTGGACCTGACGCGGATCGACATTGACGCCAAGCCACTTGATATTCTGCTCGTCGTCCGTAACCCTGATCCACTTTTCAGCGGTCCAATATTGACGCACCCGATACCAAATCTTTCGGAACACGCGCTTGTCGAGATGGCGCAAGCCGTCCATCAAGTCACCGATCTGGATCATGCCGCCTTGCTGGCTGGCAATGATGGCCTTACCGGACGCAGCATTCGCCCCCTGCGTCTTGTCGCCCATTTCCGTGGCGTTCGGGCCTTTCAGGTCAATCGCGTTCTTGGCTTCCTGCAAAAGCTGGAAATGAGCCGTCGCCAAATCCTCCCGGGTATTGAACTGCACGCGCTTCTGTTCCAGCGCGCCCGGGGCAACTTTCATCTTTCCGTCAGGGCGAACCGACTGACGATGAAATTCATTGATGTCCTCAACCGCGCCATCTTCGTAGATGACCTGGGAGGTGTTGAGCAGATGCAGTCCCTTCGAGCGGCGCTTGTTGATTTCGTCCTGAAGCGTGATCATCTCACGCACGAGGCCATAACGGTTGTTGTCCCGGTCCACATAAGCCGACTGGAACACAAGCTCGTCGTCGCTCTCGCCCCGGTCTGTCTTATGAGGCGACGGACCAGCCTTCAGAATGCCTCCCTTGGTAAACTCAGCAAAATACCACTGATTGTCGCGTTTCACCCAAATCTGGCAAATCCGAACGCGCTTGCGCTTCTTGTCCGCCCAAAGCGAATATTTTGGCTTGTCGTCGTAAGTATCGGACGGCGCGTTATCCAGCGTCGTGTCCAGCGCGTCCTTGCCGTCAGGATACAACGCAATCGCGTCGTCGTAATCCATCCAGGTGACTAGGCCCTTGTATCCCGCGTCCTCGTAATCAAGCTCGCTCGAATGCGGATCGGCAAACATCCGGTCCCAAGCGATTTTCTTCAGCTTGATGTCGATACCCGGACGGCCTTGGTAATCGACGGCTTGCTCAACCGAGACGGCGATGCCGCCAGAGCCTTCCACAAGCAGATTGCGCCAAACCGCAGAACGCTTAGAGGCGAAGTCCTGTTCTTCCGCGACGTAGCGCAGGGATTCCGTGCAGGCATCCGCGTCGCTCTCATGGACCGGCGTGCGCGGCATGGCCTTCGGCATCACGCCTTGCTGCTTTTCGAGACCGACCAGATAGTCAATCTTCGTCTTGATGCGATTGTCGATGACGGGAGGCTGACCGCGCTTTTTCAGCGTGTTCAATTCCTCGTCAGTCAGCTGCTTGTTATCGACGTAATCCCGGTCGCGCTCGCTTTCCTTACGCGCAGCCCAAGTCGAATCCTCGCTCTCCTCGAACATGCGGCAGAGATCGCCAACCGATAGTTTCCCATCGGTTGTCGTGGTTTCATCGGCCATCAGACAACTTTCCAATCGGCGTCGCTGCTCTCAGCGCGGTCCCAACGGTCGCGCAAGACAGGCTCGGTCGGCTTTGGTTTCGTTCCTGCCAGCATCTTGTCGAGCAACTGACCGACTAGACCTAGCGCATCCACCTGATCGTCATGCTTACCCGCAGGAAAGCTCAACAGTTCGCTTCGTAAATCGGGATACCATTTTGCTTGTGATGGAATGTACAGCCCTTCGAGGGCCATCCTGCCGCGAATAGACTGCGCTCTAACCGCCTTGTCGCCTCGCGTAGGGAATTGCTCTCTAACGACATAAGCCTTTCGGTCCCGCTGTCGTCGATCGATAAACGGGCCCACACCAGACCGAATCTGGCCCTGCTCCTCAGCCCAGGACATCGGCTTCCAACGCAGAACAAGATCGCAGAAAGCCTCGATCCACTCGTCCGACGCCGCTTGCCGTCGCCACAGATCGAGTAGGTACATTCGGCCCTCAGGATCGATCCCCACGACAACATGCACCGTGTAGTCGCCGCCGTCCGATGTGACCGCATAATCCGATCCGCCGTAGATCCTCAGCGTCTTGGGATCAGGCGCTTTCTCGTAAGGCCTCAGCCAGTCAGCCTTGAAGTAGTCGCCTTCCTCCGGCGCGGGGCGTTGCTGGTAGAGGGCGGACCATGTTCTTGCTGGCGTCGTCCGTCTGATTTCCTCGATTTGCCCGCCATAGCCATAGGCATCATCTGCCCATAGCGGTTCACCAGGCTCACGGCCTAGCGGGTCATCGCCCTCCGCGATCGCTGGAAGCGAAATTACCTTCCAATCGTTGTGCTGCAAAGCACGGCCGGCAAGATCATCTTCATGCCAACGTGTTTGAATCAGGATTTCAGCGGCACCAGGAACAAGACGCGTGCGGAAATCGTTAATGTACCATTCCCAAATGCGGTCGCGGATCAATTCGCTGTCAGCGTCCTGCCGAGATCGAATCGGATCGTCGATCAATCCCAATCCAGATCGAAAGCCGGCGATGCCAGTCCCAACACCAGCCGCATAGTATTCGGCGCCTCCGCTTAGCGCCCAGCGCCCCGCCGACTGATTGTCCGGCGCCAGCGAGATTCCCAATTCAAGTGAATGCTCGCCTATCAGATTGCGAACCCGCCTGCCCCACTTTTCAGCAAGCTCGGTTGTATGTGAAGCAGCCAACACATTCGCGCCGGTGGATGCCATAAGCCAAGGCGGGAACAACACGCTTCCATACGTGGACTTCGCTGAGCCCGGCGGCATAAAAACGGCCAGCCGCTTATTCTCTCCACGCGCGACCTTTTCGAGTTCGGATATCAGCAGACGGTGATGATCGGCAGGCTCATATCCGCACAGCCTGCTCCAGTCAGTTAAGCTGCGCCGGATCGACCGGCGGCGCATCAACTCCCTCGCCGCCTCCGACCGCGATAGCTGCAAGTTCATCGTCACCCAACTCTCGTGCGACCTTCGTCACGGCGACCTTTAGTTCTTGCGGAGCTTTGCCCCAGCCGCGATCAAGCAGCCCATTCGCAGCCGAA